ATAGTCAGCTTAAACGTAGTTCAGCTAAAACTAGAAACGATCCTAACTCAAGAATACGTCAAGCAAGACGAAGGTGGAAATGTTAAATGGCTAAAGCAAAAAGTGGTGGAAAGATATGCCCAAAAGGAAAAGCTTGGGCTAAAAGAACTTTTGATACATATCCTAGCGCATATGCAAATATGGCCGCATCTAAATATTGCAAAGATCCAAACTATGCTAAAGGATCTAAAAAGAAAGCAAAGAAAATGAAAAACGGTGGACTTGTTAGTATCAAGGGACAAGGCATTGTAATGAAAGAAAGACTTAGATAATGGGCCAGCTAAAGGAATGGCGTAATCAAAATTGGGTTCGTATAGGATCTGATGGCTCTATTAAAGGAGCTTGTGGTACAAGCAAGGATAAAAAAAATCCAGATCGTTGTTTGCCAATGTCAAAAGCTAAAAGTCTTTCAAAATCAGAAAGAGCGTCTACAGCAAAAAAGAAAAAATCAGCAGGAAAGAAAGGTAAAACTGTTGTAGCAAATACTCCAAAAGCAAAAGTCAGATTAAAAAATGGTGGCGAGGTAAGGAGAATCGCTAGAGGTTGTGGTAAAGTAATGAGCGATAGACGAAAGAAAACTAAATTTTCATAGGAGCAATTATGTTTAAAAAAACTAAAGGCTACGCATCTGGTGGCATGGTTAAATCAAAAGGCATGAAAAAAGGCGGAATGATGAAATCAAAAGGCTACAAGAAAGGTGGTAAGGTTAGCACTAAAGGCTATAAAAAAGGCGGAAAGGTAAGCACTAAAGGTTATAAGAAAGGCGGCAAAGTAAGTAAATAGTGTCTTACTTATATAGTAATATACCCCACTTTAAGTGCTGGGTAAGGAGAGAGTACACGCATAACCATGAGCAATATCATGGTGAGTTCTTGCATGCAATGGCTATTGGTGTCACCACTATGCCAAATCGTTGTTTAAGTTTTCATATTATATTCACTGGTGTAGAGGCTGATGGGGAGCCAGAAGATACAGTTCATGGTGGAGCTATGTGGGCTCGTATGCCTATTACAGCTTTGGTTGGGGATACTCCTTTTGAAGAGTGGCCAGAACCTATGGCTGTACATGATGCCCAACCATGGGATTGTTCCTCTCATCATAATGCAGTTTATGTTATGAATCGAGCAACACCATGCCCGTGGCTTGCTAAAATTGATGGTAAAATATTCCCGGCAAAGTATTACTTTACTGTTGATTATGCAGAAAGCGAGATAGCAGATGATCCTGCTCAACATAAAAGCAGTCATGTTTTAGAGTTATTAGATGCAGGTGAGTGGACTGGAAACATAGTAGCTTTACCAAATAATAGAGTTAGAGCAACACATCCAGCCTGGTTTCAAGTTGGAGAGGGAGCACCTGACTTTAAACCTTCTGCACATATACATTACAGCAAATCTGATTTAGACTATACATTGGATGTAAATCGAGTTTTCGATAATTTATACAACGAGGATTAGGAATGGCCCTGTCAGGCAGCACAAACTTTGAACCAAACGTAGCTGAGTTCGTAGAGGAAGCATTTGAAAGATGCGGCCTAGAACTTAGAACTGGTTATGATTTAAAAACTGCAAGACGGTCTATTAATCTTATGCTTGCTGAATGGGCTAACCGTGGTCTTAATCAGTGGACTATAGAGCAAGCAACTCAAACAGTTACTGAAGGCCAAAATGATTACACATTGAACGCTAATGTAATTGATATATTAGATTGTTCAATAAGAAGAAACACTGATGGAACTGATTTAGATCTTCAAATGTCTATGATTAGCAGAAGTGAATATTTAAACATTCCAACCAAATCAACCAAGTCTAGACCTTCTCAATTTTTTCTAGATAAACTTACCACACCTATTTTAAAAATATGGCCAGCTCCAGAAAACTCTACTGACGTATTAGTTTTTAACAAGCTTGTAAGAATGGATGATGCTGATGCCGGGACTAACACCATGGATATGCCTTTTAGATTTTATCCTTGTTTTGCAGCTGGACTTGCATATTACATTGCAATCAAGAAAGCTCCTGACAGAGTTGTTATGTTAAAACAAATGTACGAAGAAGAGTTTGAAAGAGCTTTATCACAGGACGAAGATCGAGCTTCATTTAGAATAGCTCCTTACAAACCAGGCTTCTAACCATGGCATACGCTACAGGTAAGTATGCAATCGCACAATGCGATAGATGTTCTTTTGAGTATCCTCTCAATCAATTAAAAAAAGAATGGAATGGTCTCAAGACTTGTCCAGAGTGCTGGGAACCTAAACATCCCCAGCTAGAGCCACTTCCTCATGTAATGGATCCAGAGGCTTTATATGAGCCTAGACCAAACACTGATAAAGAAGTGGGTGAAGGATATGTAGTTGTTATCTATACAAATATTTATGAACAACATTACATGAGCTCAGATATTGTAGGATCAAACTTTTTGGTTCCACAATCAACAGGAGACATTGGAACTATAACTGTCAGCACAGATGGATCAGTATCGCCAAGCCCAAGTCCTACTCCGAGTCCAACCCCATCTCCATCTACAACAACTTATACTGTTACAGTGGCAGATTACTTGGGATCAAATTATTTTTATATAGATGGAGCTAGAACTCCTACTTTATCTTTAACAGAAGGACAAACATATAAGTTTGATCAATCTGATAGCACAAACAGCAACCACCCATTAAGAATTTCTACAACCTCAAATGGAACTCATGCTGGTGGATCTGAGTATACAACAGGCGTTACAACAAGTGGAACTCCCGGAAGTTCAGGAGCATACACTCAGATAGAAGTTGCATCAGGAGCACCTACGCTTTATTATTACTGTAGCAATCACTCAGGCATGGGTGGCCAATTAAATACTTAATATGAGCAGTCCTTTAACATTATCAGCATTAAAAACGTTAATTCAAAACTATGTTCAAAATAGTGAAACTACTTTTGTTAATACTCTTGATGACATAATTAAAAATACAGAAGAAAGAATATTTGAATTAGTTCAGTTTGATTATTTTAGAAGAAATGTACAAGGATCCATGAGCGCTGGATCTAGATTTTTAACAGCTCCAGATGATTTTGAATTATCTTTTTCTTTATCTGTTATTGATGCCAATGGAGACTATCATTATCTAGATAAAAAACATCCCAGTTTTATGCAAGAGTATGCGCCAGATCCAACAGACTCAGGAGCAAGAGGCCTTCCTTTGTATTATGGAGACTTTGATAAAAATTTAAATACTGGAACAGAAGAAACAAGTTTAATTATTGCTCCGGTTCCAGATCAAAACTACACAACTGAACTTCATTATTTATATAAACCCAATTCTTTGGTTACAGACACAACTGGAACTTGGATGTCTGATCATGCTAGAAATGGATTGTTGTATGGCTGCTTAGTAGAAGCCTATATATTTATGAAAGGCGATGCTGATATGATGGGTTTATACGAAAACAGATTTCAACAAGAAATGGCTAGGCTGAAAAACAAAGCTGAAGCACGAGGAAGGAGAGACGAATACAGATACGATTCGCTTAGAACAACGGTTACATAAAGGAGAGAGAAAATGAAACCAATCAAGAAGCTTGAAGGTAAAACTGTGGCTATTGTCGGCATGGGCAGTAGTTGGTTCGATTATAATTTAGCAAAATCACACGGTGCACACTTTGATGAAGTGTGGGCTATCAATTCAGTAGCATCAGTTATATTTCATGACAGAGTATTTATGATGGATCCAGCGTCTAGATTCTTAGATACTGATGATGCCGGGGGACAAACTGATAGTATGTCTAAACTTCTTACAGAACACGAAGGCCCGGTTTATACATGTGAGTTAGATGATCGTTGCCCTGGCCTGGTTGAATATCCCATTCAAGAAGTATTAAGCGCATGTGGTTGTAATTATTTAAACAACACAGTTTCTTATGCGGTAGCATTTGCTGTTTGGAATAAAGTTGCAAAAATAAAATTATTTGGAATTGATTTTAGTTATAAAGGTAATTTACATTTTGCTGAATCAGGCAGAGCATCTGTAGAGTTTTGGTTAAGCAAAGCTATGAACCAAGGCATTCAAGTTGAGGTTGCGCATACAAGTTATTTGCTTGACACAGCAGTTCCCGCAGATGAAAAGCTTTATGGTTATCATAGGCTAGATGATCCTTTGGTTGTTATTACAGATGAGAATGGAATATTGATTGCTAAAAAAAGAAGTCAAGTTGTTCAATACAAACAAGAACAAGAGCCTGTTTTGATGGACAGGAATGACAGCCACCTTAAAAAAAATAAAGTAGGAGAGCCTAACAAATGGTAATGAGTTATAAAGCTGGTCCAGAGCTAGGAGTAATAGAGGTTCATACAACAGATGAGGGAGGACACTCTACTGAGTTTTGGGCAAAGCGTTGTATAGAAAAAATGATTCATGTTAGTGATGATGCGCCTGAAGAAATAAAAAAACAGGTGCAGACCTACAAAGACAATATAGAAAAACTTATTGAACTATATATGCAAAATGCTATAAAATCTGATAGGATTACAATTAATAATCAATTAGATAAAGCAGGCTTAAAAGAGGCTGCCGATTTAATTAGGAAACTATAATATTATGGCAATTACATCAACACTTACAACCAGCTTTAAAAAAGAGCTTCTTCTTGGTAATCATAATTTTGCTACCAATGGAGATGCGTTTAAATTAGCTTTGTATACTTCATCAGCTACTTTAGGAGCTACCACAACTTCTTTCACTACTACAGGTCAAGCATCTGGTACTAACTATACTTCAGGTGGAGCCAACTTAACCAATG